TCAAAAAGACCAAATTCGTATCAAAGGCCAAGAGTTAGATGCAAAAGAGTTTATGTAAATTAATAACAAGTATTAGGAGATTGAAAAATGGCCGGACTGCGACCTGTAAAATGCGGAGCAGACGATATTGAATGGTGTTTTATCCCTTCCACAGACAGTGTGATTCATGGTTTGTATGATGCTGTAGTTACTGTCGGCGCTGCCGCTGGTAATGCAGGCCAAGTTCAAGTACAGACTGTGACTCGAGTTGCTGCTGGAACCAACCCTATCTATGGCACAATCGTTGAGATTGATCAATTAGGTGTTGAAAACTCCAACTTTTCTTTAGAACGTCGTCATAGACCCGCAAGTGTTGGTATGTATGTTGGTGTGTATCGTGCATTGCCTGGTAGACAATTTTATATTGAGCCTGCCGCAGCATTAGGAATTGCTGATGTAGGGGGTACTGCAAACTTAGACACTGTTGCTGATGCTAACACAACTTCTGGTGTTTCAACTATGAAACTTTCTTCTACTGTTTCCACTTCCAGTAATGGAACTAAGCAGTTTAGAATTCGTGGTTTCAAAGATGATCCCAGAAAAACCTTGGGCACCGATGTTATTGATGTTTTGGTTGAAGTACAAAATATTGATATCAGTGAAGGCGATGACGCTAAATAATTTTGGAGAATAAGAATGGCTGATAGACAAACACTCTCCAAACTAATTCGTCAAACACAATTAGGTTTGGATAAGATCATTAACCACGACATGCACGAATACAAGGGTGTTGGTGAGCAGTTGTTTAAAATGATCGAGCACGATAAAGCGTTTTATGAGTTTATGCAAGAGTCCGGAATGGGGTTGGCTGGCCAACGTTCTGAAGGTGCTGCGCATTTAGCATATGAAACGATCGATCAAGATTGGGTGTTCCGTAAGAAGATGATTGCATATGAAAAATCTGCACGCATAACTGACGAAGCACAACGTTTTAACCTGTATAATGACATGGTTGCAAAAATATCCCGTGAATTACAGAAAGCTCACCGTGCCCGACAAGACTGGGACATGGCGAACGTTTTGAATAATGGGTTTGATGCAACTAACCATGCTGGCGCAGATGGGTTGGCATTATTTTCTAATTCACACACTATTCCTAAAAATGGAAGCGCTTTGAATGATAACCTGTTGGCTCAGGATTTCGATGCTGATGCTGTACAACAGGCAATTATTTTAGCCGATAATCTTAAGAATCCGGATGGATTGGAGGGTGATTATGATTTGGATACAATCGTCTTCCCTACTGCTTTGCAGTTTGAGGTTGATGTAGTGTTTAAATCTGCCTACAAACCTGGTGTGTCTGATAATGACATTAACCCTGTTTATGGAATGATTAACAAGAAGCTTAAGTGGAAGCGTCTAACTGACTCTGATGCTTATTTCTTTGTCAATTCTAAAGCAGAAAATGGGTTGATGTTTATTAAAAATGGCAAGATTGAGTCCCGTGTTGTGCAAGATATTTATAGTCCTGATCTATTGATCCACACTATGAAATATTATCGTGCATTCTTCATGGATCACAGACTTGGTGTTGCCTCACAGGGTGTTTAAACATATAGTAATTGAGGGATTAAGTTCCCTCACCCCAATGGGGTTATATTGGAGAATTTAAAATGGGTATGAAGATGTCAACTTATCAGCACGGGTTCACACCGGGTGTGGTAGGTAAAAATGTGCCAATGGTGCAAACAAACCCAGGATTGGTTTGGTGGGTCGGTAACAATGCTACATTGGTGTCTGGGGAAATTGCTGCCAGTGATGCAAACAAAGGGACTTATTATGCCCCTTTCGCCACTATTGATAAAGCAATTAACATGTGTGCTGCAAATAGAAATGATATTATTTATGTTCGTCCCAATCATTCTGAGACAGTTGATGCTGCTACTGACATTGTTCCTGATACTGCTGGCATCCAGATCATAGGTTTAGGTAATGGCGAGAACAGACCTACCATAACTTTTGCCACTAGTACTGCGGCGAATATTCCTATCTCTGGTGCGAATACGCGTTTGAGCAATTTTATTTTAAAATGCAATATTGCGTCTCAAGTTGCAATGATTACGACTACTGCTGACGGTGTTGTATTAGATAATTGTGATTTCAGAGAAGGCACTGCAACAGGACTAAACTTTGTAACTGTCGGTGCTGCTGATGGAGATAGTGATAGGCTTCGCATATCAAACTGCAGTTTCTACATGCCTACTGCTGGAAATGGTGACCACGCAATTGAAATTCTTAAAGACATGACAAATGTTGTTATTGAAGATTGCGATATAGATGGTGACTTTGATGAGGGTGGTATTCTTGTTCCTGCTGGTGGGGATGCACAAGTAAACTTGCAAATCCTTCGTTGTAATGTCAAGAACCGATTGACTAACATTGCTGCAATATCCATAAGTGGCACAGATTCCAGTGGGTTAATCCAAGATTGTTTGTTAAGAACTGACACCCAAGCAACTGCGTTAGATTCTGGCTCATTGGCGGTTGACAATGTCCGTTGGGCAGATGAAACTGACCAAGTGTCTTCTGTCCCGGTTTTGGCTCCTCAAGATTCTGCTAGCAACCCTATTGGTGTGAATGATGCTGATAACAGCTTTAGTTCATCATCTGTAGTAGCTAATTTAGACGGTTCAGTACTAGAGCGTTTAGAAGCTTTGATGGATCCTTTAGGTGGATATGATCCTGTCTTGGGCTTCCGAGTCACTAAGACCAGCAACTTAGCAGATGGCTCTGGAACAGATAATTTATTTACTGTGACCGGCAGATGTTTGATTACTCATTTGTCTGGTGAAGTGACCACTGTAATCGGTGGCGCTGCAACCATGAAATTAAGTGATATTACAAACTCGGTTGATTTGTGTGCTGCTACAACTATTGACTCAGATGCCGTAGGGACTATGTATGCTTTACCTGGTTTGTCTGCTCAAGTATTAAACGGTACTGGTGGAACACCGGTTATAGGCTCCGTGCCCAATGTGACCACCCCATCCTCAAATGCAGGACTGATTATTGGGGATGTACAGGCGCCTTTGACAATTGCCCATGTTTTAGATGCGGCTGACACTGGTGCTGTTGCTTGGGTGTTGTATTATAAACCATTAACTGCTGCGTCCTCTATTGTGGCTGCTGCTTAACCATAACAGGGGCGAAAGCCCCTTTATTTAGGAGAATATTATGCCTAAAATAAAGCAGCTTGATATCGATTTAGATGATGTTGATGTTGATGGTATTGCTGCCTCTCAGTCTCCAGATGAAGACGCTGCATTGTTATTGAATGGTGCACTAGGCACAACCTTAGATTTTGCTCGACAATTGATTGTCACCACTGGTGGAAATACTACAGGAACAACCTTAACAATTGTCGGAACAGATGAAAATGGAGCCGCAATAAGTGAGGCTGTAGCAGATGTCAATACAACTGCTGAGACTACAGCGTATTTTAAAACAATAACGTCAGCAACATTGTCTGGGAGTGACCCAAACACAACCTATACGTTAGGTACAGTAGACGAAGCAGTGACTAAATTATTTAATCTTCAAAGCAGAAACGAACAGGCTGCCACTGTTGCTGTAATCGTAACAGGAACGATAGATTTTACTGTTCAAGAAACTTTTGATGATTATTATACCAATGGCATGGCAAGTTTGGCCTGGTTTGATGTTACGGCTTTAGCGAGCAAAACTGCTAATACTCGTGCGCAATTAACAAAAGGTGCAACTGGAATGCGAGTCAAAGTTAATAGTTATACAAATGGCGCTGAATTGCGGGTCATGATAATCCAAAGTGGATTTATTTAAATGCGTAAGAAGATTAATAAAAGTTCGGCATCTTTTGGCAACTGGCGTGTATATGATGATATTTCAGGGCTGCCAACAGACCGAAAGAAAGTCCATAAGCTGGGCAAATACACTGGTTTAGATGGTTTATGGACTGAAATGGATATTAAACCTTCTTATGGTTTAGCGCCAATAAAAGTACCAAAAGAGGCGATTGTTGATATGACAAATAACTTAGAAATGCCTCTTGAGGATTTTACAACAATAACCCAAGTGGACTTTGAAACCGAAGATCCTATGAGCAGCTGACATGGCTACATCGAATAGTTATGATTTTATTAGCAACGAGTCTGAGATCATCAATGATGCTTATGCAACTATTGGTATATATTTTCCAGGGGAAACCCCTTCCGCTGAAGATTACGATTATGCTCGCAGACAGCTAAACAGAATGATCAAATTCTGGGGGAGGAAGAAACATCTGTGGACAACTCGTGTTGGCACATTGTTTTTAGAGTCTGGTGTCAACCAATATACTCTCGATGCATCAACCGCTAAATGGACTGATTCCTATGTTGCTACAACCTTATCCGCAGCCGAAGCTTTAGGGCAAACCGCTTTAAGTGTGACATCATCATCAGGGATGACAGCTGCCGACATTGTAGGGATTGTATTAGATGACGGAACATGGCATTGGTCAACAATAAGTACAGTAAACAGTTCTGTACTAATCACCATTAATGATGCGTTACCTAGTGCTGCTGCTTCTGGCAATGAAGTTATAACTTTTACAACCAGAGCACAAGCACCAATCAGAATTGAGTGGGTTGTGAGGAGAGACTCTAGTGGAGTAGATATAGAGTTGGAGAGACTTAGTCGATACGAGTATGACACTGTCTCTGATAAATCAGTAGCAGGTGATCCAGTAAGTTATTATTATGATCCTAAAATAAGCAATGGAACATTATTTGTGTATCAAACCCCTGATAATATTTCCACTAAATTGCGTATCACTTATCGCAGAATGGTTCAGGATGTAGACAGCTCAACCAACACAATAGATTTTCCTGTTGAATGGGAAGAGTGTATTATTTTGCATTTAGCTTTAAGACTGTCCTCTGTTGGTGGGATTGGGATTGATGATCCTGTATATGTTAAAATAAGGGAGCAGGCTGTTGACACTTTACAATCATTGTTGGAGTTTGATCAAGACAATCTCCCATTGCAACTAGAGTTTGACGATGAGGATGTTTAATTATGTTAATTCCTCTTCTTGCACCACCAAATGAAGCCCGTCACAGAAGCCACTCTGCTCGGAAGCTGATTAATTATTATTTAGTTCAAAACAGGTCTGATGAAGAATACCCTTATATTGCTTACCCTTCACCGGGAGCAACTTTATTTGCCTCTATAACAGGGAATTCAGTACGAGGGGCAATAGAATGGCGGGGAATGGGTTATGTAGTGATTGATGCTTCATTCTATTCAGTTTCGCCTGCTGGCTCAGTTATTTATTTAGGGGCGCTAAATACAAGCACTGGGCGAGTTAAAATGGCCACCATAGAAGGAAACAATGGTGGCCAAATGGTCATAACAGATGGGCTTAATGGGTATTTATTTTTATTTAATACCAACACCTTTACGCAAATAACTGATGAAGATTTTCCTAATGGAGCGGAAGTGTGCACATCGCATGATGAGCGCTTTATTGTGCCAGTACCCAATACATCTAATTGGCAAATTTCAAACACTGCTGATGGCTCAACATGGCAAGCCCTCCAAGTGGCTTCAAAAAGGAGCAAAGATGATCTGCTTATGGCCCCGTATTATCATAACCTATATATTTGGTTGTTCGGCGAAGAATCTATTGAGACATGGATAAACACTGGGAATGAAGATTTTACATTCGAGCGGCAGCAAGGTTTGGCTTTAAGTTATGGATTGAGCGCCAAATTTTCAATTGCAGAAGCGGGGAATCAACTGTTTTGGTTGGGGAGAAATGCATCAGGGAGCCCTATGGTTTTTCAAAGCAATGGTTTTCAGCCTACAGTTGTCTCTACCGATGATTTAAACTATTTGTTTTCTATTGCTGACACGGTCACTGATGTATTTTCTTATGCTCTGACAATAGAAGGTCATGAGTGGGTTGTATTTACATCTCCGAGCGAAGACTGGACATATGTGTATGATTTAACCACACAATTATGGTTTAAATGGGAATCTTATAATTCAGACACATTGTCATATGGGAGACATTTTAGTAATTGCCACATGTTGTTGGGTAATAAACATATTGTGGGGGATTCTACTAGTGGGAATCTTTACCAACTGGATTTTTCAACATATACAGAAAAAGGGAATCGAATTCGACGAATAATTGAGTCTGATCATATGGATTTTGATCGGAGAATGGTACGAGTAAGTAATTTAGAGATTAAGTGTGAGACAGGTGTGGGATTAACCACAGGTCAAGGCAGTGATCCCCAAATGCAACTGGAGCTGTCTAAAGACTATGGCAACACTTGGGGGGTTCCTCGATTCCGGTCCCCAGGAAAGCTAGGTAAATATAAGGACAGGTTGCATTGGCCAAGCTGTGGATCTGCCCGTCAATTAACAATACGACTAGAGACCACAGACCCATGCAAATGGGTGATACATGGCGGAAGACTAGATATAACACCAACAAGGAAATAAAGAAATGGTAAGCTACTATAATCCGGATGACTATGGAGCAACAGCAGACAATAATCCTGCAACTGGTGTGGCAAATAGCGCTGCATTTGCTGCATGTTACGCAGATGCTTTAGCAGACG